CTGGTGTTAGACAACCTACAGCATCACTACCAAAGATTGATAATTTCTTACAATCTTTAAAAACCAATTTACTAAAAACTATTATAGAAAAAAGTAAACAAGAGAAGGATGCTCAAACAAAACAAACCGCGGCTAATGTTTTAAGTCAATCGACTCAAACATATAAAGATAATACATCAACACCAGCAAATTCAGTTAGTCAAAATCAAACTTGTACAGCAATAACTCAGTACAATACATTTACATCTACAACACCAACAAGAACTAAAATTACATTCCAACAAGGTGTTAATATGATTGTAAGTAAAACTAATGACATCAGATTGAGACAAGCTATATTTGCTAAAATGTATTTAAGTTCTAAAGCCGATGGTGGATTTGAGGCATATGGAAATAATTTCATAGGTATTAGTTTGGATCAACCTTGGAATGATAATCCATATTTTGCAAGTAAAAAATTCTTCTGTTCTTCAGATAATAGACCATTTGTTGTGTTTGATACTTTTGAAAACACTATTAATTTTATTATTGCAAGATGGGGTTCAAGAGTAAATGCTACACCAACAAATCAACTTGCGATAGATGATGTCGAACAAATTACTAAGTTTGTTGTTATAAATTCAAATTCATCACAAGACGTTGGAACATCAAGTTATAATCAACTTGTACAAAATAAACAAATAGATAATATCAAACAACAAGTTCAAATTGCAATCAATAATTATAATGCTATTGTTGGATAATTTTTGAAATGTCGTTATATTTATAATAAAAAATATCATGGATATAAAATTAATATTAGATAGTTACTTAGGTAAAAATACTAGACACACTGAAAAGGACTTAGGAAATGGTTCTAAACAAGTTTGTGACTTGGATACAGGAGAATGTTACGTTGTTAGAATGAAAGATGGATTAATTGAGAGAGTAGATAATACTTTGAAAACTAATAAGAGAATTCAAGTAGAAACCACAACAGGTATAAAACAATTACTTAATGGTTAAATAAAATGAGAATAGACGAAAAAATTATTAACGAACTTTATAGGTACAATCAAATAAATAAATATTTGAATGAACAAGATGCCCCTCCACCACCAGCACCAGCGGGAGATGCACCACCTCCACCTCCACCTCCAGCACCAGCGGGAGGAGCAGGAGCCCCACCACCTCCAGGAGGTGAAACACCACCACCTGCAGGACCGACACCTGAACCTATTGATGTTGAAAATGATCCTGAGGTTGAAAAAGTGGATGATGAAAAAGAGGAGAATAAAAAAGAAATAAAAGTTACTGATTTAGTAAAATCTCAAAAAACCCATCAAGAAAAACAAGATGAATACTTTGAGAATCTTTTCAATCATTTAAATGATTTGGAAAATAAATTATCATCTATGGATGAAATTATTGGTAAGTTGAATTCTATTGAATCTAAAATTGAAAAGTATAGAGTTAAATCACCTGAAGAAAAATTACAATTAAGAACTTTAGACTCAGGACCTTTTAATCAAAAACTTTCACAATTCTTTGAAGATAAAGAAGAAGAATTTGAAGAAAGTGGTAAGGAACAATATATTCTTACACCTGATGAGGTTGAAAACTACTCACCAAATGAAATCAAAAGAAGTTTTAGAGATTTCGGTGATACTGAAATGACACCTGAAAATGATATGAGTAAATTCAAAAAAATATATTAGTCTATTATTTGACAAACCCACGGCTGACACTTATAATTGTGTATAATATTTTTTAACTTAAAACTTTAATTATTTATGGCGACAAATCCTTTAGATGCTATTTTAGCACAGTACGAACAATCACAAAAATCAGGTAGTAATACCAACAAAATGTCTCAAGATGAGAGAATGAAGAAATACTTCGCAGCTCTACTTAAAGACAATGAAAAGCAAGGACAAAAAAGATTAAGAATTCTACCAACAACTGATGGTACTTCTCCTTTTAAAGAAGTATGGTTTCACGAAATTCAGGTAGATGGTAAATGGCAAAAGTTCTATGATCCAGGTAAAAACGACAATGAACGTTCACCACTTTCTGAAGTGTATGAAGAACTTATGTCAACTGGTAGAGAAGCTGATAAGGAACTTGCAAAACAATACAAACCACGTAAATTTTACATCGTTAAACTTATCGATAGAGATAATGAAGCAGATGGTGTGAAGTTTTGGAGGTTCAAACACAACTACAAAAACGAAGGTATCTTAGATAAATTAATTCCTATCTTCAGAGCAAAAGGTGATGTAACCGATAGTCAAAAAGGTAGAGATATTATTCTTGAGATGACTAAGGCCAAAACCCCTAAAGGTGCAACATATACTGTAATACAAACTATTATGTATGATGATCCAGCGCCACTTCACGAAAAGAGAGAAACTGCTGAAAGTTGGTTAAATGATGAATTAACTTGGGCTGATGTTTATTCTAAAAAACCTGTTGAATACTTGGAAGCTATTGCTAAAGGTGAAACACCAAAATGGGATAGTGAAAAAGGTGGTTATGTTTATAGTAACTCAGATTCTAGTGAAATGACTATTGGTGGAAAATCAACTCCAACATACTTGGATGACTCAAATGATTTTGAAACTGATGGTGACTTACCATTCTAAAAATATTTTTTAACTCGAACCCCATTAACAAAGTGGGGTTCATTTTTAAATCCAAAATGAAAATTCAAAAGAAGATGATTGATGCACTCACTTACAAATATGAAAGTGAAATTGCAGAAGCGGAGGCAACTCTATGGATATATTTCAACAACCCTGTTGCTATTGGAGAACATCCACAACATTTGGAAGAAATGGATAAGTTCATTGAAAAGATGGCAAACGCCCAAGATAAACTAGACACATTAAAAGAATTTGTTAAATACAATTTAAACAATGGCAATTAAGAAAACAGATTTCAATAGTATTAAAAAGAAGTTCTCAACCTCAGCAAAATACAAACAACAAAGGTATTTTGATTTGGGTACTGAGTTCTTGGATGCTGTTGGATTACCAGGTCCAGCTGTTGGACACCTAAATATGTTTTTAGGTCACTCAGATACTGGTAAAACCACAGCTTTAGTAAAAACAGCAGTAGATGCACAAAGAAAAGGTATTTTACCTGTGTTCATAATAACTGAACAAAAATGGAGCTTTGAACACGCAAAGTTAATGGGGCTACAATGTGAAGAAGTTGTTGATGAAGAAACTGGTGAAGTTGATTGGGATGGTTTTTATATATTCAATAATAACTTTGAATATATTGAACAAATTACCGATTATATCAATGATTTACTCGATGCACAAGAAAAAGGTGAACTTGAATATAGTTTATGTTTTATGTGGGACTCAGTTGGTTCTATTCCTTGTAAAATGACATTCGAGGGTAAAGGTGGGAAACAACATAACGCTTCAGTACTTGCAGACAAAATTGGTATGGGTATCAATCAAAGAATATCAGGTTCAAGAAAAGCTGATTCTAAGTTTGAAAATACATTGATTATTGTCAACCAGCCCTGGGTGGAATTACCTGATAATCCTTTTGGACAACCAAAGATTAAAGCAAAAGGTGGTGAAGCAATATGGTTGAACTCTTCTTTGGTATTTTTGTTTGGCAATCAAAAGGGTGCTGGTACAACAAAGATTACCGCTACTAAAGATAAAAGAAGTGTTAAGTTTGCATCAAGAACAAAAGTATCAGTACTTAAAAATCACATCAATGGTTTAGGATATGATGATGGTAAGATAATTGTAACCCCCCACGGATTCTTATCAGGTAAAGATACAACAGAAGAAAAAGCTTCTATTGAAAAATATAAGAAAGAATACGCAGATTATTGGAAAGATTTATTAGGTTTGGAAGGTGATTTTGATTTAAAGGAAGAAAAAGAATATGAATAAGTTAAAAGTAATATCATTATTTTCGGGTTATGGGACACAAGAGTTGGCACTGAAATACATCGGTGTGAACTATGAAAATGTTGCTAATTGTGACATCCTAAAATTTGCGAACATAGCTTATGATTCATTACACGAAACAACATTGGGTAATTTGGGGGACATATCGAAGGTAAATGAAAACGATTACCCCCAATCTGACCTAATGACATATTCCTTCCCTTGTCAAGATATATCAATATCAGGGGTACAAAAAGGTATTCAAAAAGGTACAAGGAGTGGATTATTATATGAAGTGGAAAGGATTTTAACAAAGAACCAACCAAAATATCTTTTGATGGAGAATGTTAAAAACTTAGTTTCACATAACCATATTGACAATTTCAAAGAACACATTTTATTCTTAAATAAATTAGGATATGGTTGTGCTTGGAAGGTATTGAATGGCGCTGACTTTGGTTGTCCACAGAATAGAGAAAGGGTTTTTATGATGTCTGTATTCGGAATGACAAATCATAATGTTGAGTTAATTATGAATGGTGTTGAAAAACATAAGAAAGATAGAGTACCAATGAAACCATTCATCGAAAATGACATTGTAGAGGACTTATTTATTGAATGTGACATAACTCCCAATGAACCCAAAAAAGATAGTGTGTGTAAACTTGTGGCAAGGAGAAACGATGTAAGTTATGACCAAGCAAGACGTGTATATTCAATTGAGGGTTGTTCTCCTTGTTTGACAACAACTGGTTCTCCACAGATTATGGTTGATGGAAGAATAAGAACTATAACAGGAAGAGAAGCCTATAGATTTATGGGTGTTAGAGAAGAAGATATTGATAAATTATTATCAACAAGTTTAACAACTAAGAACCACGTAGCTTTAGCTGGTAACTCCATATGTGTTCCTGTAATGGAAGCTATTTTCACGGAGTTCTTGAATGAGTATATGATAGAAAAAACAGAAAAAAAATCGTTCACACAATTAACTTTATTTTAAATGACTAAAACACTATTAATCGATGGAAACAATTTACTTAAAATTGGCTATCATGGTGTGAAAGATTATTACCATAATGGTAATCATATTGGGGGTTT